GTTTTGCTGCCGGTGAATTCGGGGATCGGGATATCCAGCGAACTGGTGCCGAAGTTGCGGAACGGGATCTGCTGCCCATTCACCTTCAGATCCTGCGTGTCATTGACGATTGCCGTGACCTCGACCACCCGTTTCTTGAAGGAGGTGCGGCTGCCAACGGACAGGCGCGGCTCAATCGGCAGGGTCTTGGCATAGACGGTGATCGGCAGACCGACTTCGTACTCTGCCACCACGGCACGGTCGAAGGTGATGGTGCCGGCGGTCGGCGTCTTCTGGCCTTCGTAGATGCCGTCACGGATGACGTCGAGTGCCTTGCCTGTGTGCGGTAGCGAACCGACCGAGGTGCCACTGGTGCCGGCATAGGCGCAGTCGGTGTAGTAGGTTGGGTCGAACAATTCGATGTAGTACTTGTCGCTGCCATTGAAGGTGCGCTTCACGGCGGCATAGACGTCGGTGACGTCGACGGCGATGTCCTTGAACAGACCATCGGTCAGGTACTCGGTCGGGGCGATGACGTTCTGGGCGCGCAGGATGGAGTACACCGCCATGCCGCCATCGTCGGCGTTGACGATCATCAACTGGTCGCCCTCGTTGGTACTGATGGCACGGCGCAAGGCCATGCGCTTCGGCGTCTTCAGCAGATGCGACGACAGCAGGCTGATCTTGTTGGCGATATAGCTGAGTTCGGAGTCGCTGAACAGCAACTCGTTGAGTGCCTGGCCGGAACGCTGGACGAAGAGGGTGCCGGTATCCAGTTGCTGGACGCGGATGCCTTGCTTGCTGCCCTGGCGCGATACGGTCTTGACGAAGAAATTGACCGGGGTGATCGGCTCGCCCAAGGCTTGCGCCACATAGAACTCGCCGCCCGTGGTGAAGACCTGCAGGTCGCGGCCACTGATGATGTCGGTGATGACGTTGAGTTGGTTGGTATCCAGGGTCGCCTCGACGGCATCGTCGTCGTAGGTGGTGACCGGATCGAAGTCGAAGTACAGACCGACCTTGCTGCCCCAGATGGTGCTGGGCCGGGTCTTGCTGCCACCAAAGAACAGGCGCCCTTCGTGGAAGGTGACGGTGCGCGGGTAACCGCGAGTGGCCGACCAGACGGATTCGTAGCCGGTTTCGTACTCCCAATCGTTGGCGGCAATGGCAGAGGCCGCCGCAAAGGGGAACTCGATGACGGCAGTGACGACGGTCGCCGAGGTGTAGCCGATGATCTTGGCGCGCCCCTGCGGGTTGGCGTTGATGTACTGACCGATGCTGGCTGCCGAGAAGGTGGTGCCGCCGGATGCCGTCAGGGTGACGGTGCCGGAGGTGGCGCTGGGGGTCAGGGTATAGGCCGGGTTCGCCGTGGTCAGGCTGAAGGCATAGAACGGGGTCGAGGCAAAGGTGATGGTGCTGATCGTCCAGGCCGCATCGTTGGCGCCGCGCACCAGTTTCTGTGGAGCCAGATCCGGATGGGTGATGATCATCGTGTCTGCCGACTGCGTCCAGCACATCTGGTCGAGCATGGCGGTGGTGATCGATGTCGTCAGGTAATCGAGGCTGCCGGCGTTGATGTCTTGAACGACAACACCGTCCTTGATGACGATCATCTTCTGGTGGACGAACACCAGCAGGTAAGAGTCGGTGACGCTGAATTCGAATGGCACCAGGCGGATCCCGTTCTCCGGGGCGCCCACGGTGATCTCGGTGATCTTGCGCAGGCCGGGACGGCGCTGGATGCCGCCTTGCGGTTGGACATAGACGTTGGTCGCCTTTGCCAGTGCGTTCTGGTATTGCTGCAGATCCATCCTGGCCCGCAGCAAGGGATCGATCTCGCCGACCGAGAAGTTGTTTTGAACTGCGATGAAGCGGCCCATCTCAGCCCCTTACGGAGATCAGGTCAAACGCCTGGAAGGATGGCGACGAATTCCCCTGCGCGTCCATGTTGATGGCCTGGCGGAAGAATCCGCCGCGCCCGTTTTCTGCCGGGCCGCCCACGGCAACACCCTGCCAGTACTGCGCCTTGGAGGTGACGTCGGTCACCGGCTCGGCAAAGTGCCAGGCCAGGAAGTACTTGAGCAGTTGGACGAAGTGCTTCGGGTAGAGGGATTCGCCGGGGTCGTACTGGTAGTCGATGTAGATGTCCGGGTAGTCGGAGTACAACTTGTCGCCGATGATTTCAAAGTCGGAGGTCATCGGGATCGATGTCTGGCCGGAAAAGAACACGGCACGCGGGGCATTGATCCTGTCGGTCGGCAACTGGTAGGAGTAGATCCACTGGTTGAGCGGCGCGGAGGTTGATTGCGCCAGGCGGATCTTCTTCAGCGTCCAGGCCCACGGGTAAGCCACCAGCAGGGTGGTTCGGATGTCGTCATACAGGCGATCCGCGACGGTCGCTGCCGTGGTGCCTTCGTTAAACGACGACAAGGTGTTGGCGCCCAGCAGCAGCAGGGCATCGGAACAAATGGAAAGACTTGTATCGCCACTAGCCATGGAGGGTCACCCTGAACATTTCACTGATCGATCCATGACGCGGCAGCCACTCGACCGTGCCATGGAAGGTTTGTTTGAAAAATTGGAACCAGGCTTCGTAGGACGACTTGCGGTTGATGTGCAACTCGACCCCCTGGTGACAACTGGATCCGTTGTGCACGGTCAGCAGGATTTCGCGCTTTGCTACCCGCTGCAGTTCCCGGCAGACTTGCTCGGTATCGTCCGGCAGCAGATGCTCGATGACGTCGAACATGGTGACGATATCGAAGGATTTGTCATCAAAAGGAATGTCATGCGCCATGCCCTGGACGATCTTTCGCTTTTCGTCACACAGGTATCCCACCGGATCCACACCCCAGACGGGGAAGAACTGCAGGCGCCTTGCCATCTCCAGGACTTCGCCGCGCCCACACCCGACGTCGAGCAGGGATCCGCGCTCGGTCTCCAGCAGGATCATGGCAACGTGCGACTTTCGCCGCTCGCCCATGCGGTAGTCAGGCGACTGGTAGCACTTCTCGTACTTGGCGACTTCGTCTTCGCGGCTCATGGGCGCCCCAGAAATTGCGACGTCCATCCGGACATGGAGAGGATGCCTTGCGTCCTGCCTTGCTCGGTGAAGCTGCGGATGCACTGCTGCCAGTGTTCGACGGAATCCGGCGAGGCGTAATGCGTGCAGAAGTCATGCTGCGGCGCCCGGCCTGCCTTGCGTGAGACTTCGTCGTAATGGTTGGCATAAAGCCGGTAGTCGCTATCGAGTCCGACCCCGGCCAGAATGACCTGGCTGAACCCCATGCCGTGTCTGGCCCACAGGGCGGCAGCGAAACCGGAGGATCCGCCGACCCAGCCAAGATCCGGCCAGAGGAAGTCGACGCTGTTTTCCTGCTCCTTGGTCACCCCGAGGAACCAGGCGCCACCACCGGACTTGGTCTGGAAGGTGCGCGGGCGGGAATGCACCGACACCGGATGCGGCGCCATGGCCTTGATCTTGGCGGCGATCTCGATGTGCTGCGTCCAGACATGCGCGATATTCGGCACGACAGACGCGGAGAAATTGACCCCGAGGAGGGTGGCATCCGGATGGATCTCCAGTGCGTCCTCGACGTCGGAAATGAGATTGGGGCCACCACCGCAAACGATGGCGACCCCAGTGTGTGAGCCAGAATACTGGCGCACTGTGACCCCTTAGTCGGAGTCGGTTGCGCCGAGCGCAACAGCGTTGGTGACGTCGATGATGCCAGCCACAGTGATCTGGGTCACGATGTGCAAGCCATAGGTCGGCGTGGTGCCGGCGCTGTTGGCATGAACATAGACCAGGTCACCCACCGACATCTCATTACGCATGCCAGTGTTGGTGGTGCCGCCATTATCGAAGTAACCGGCGCCATCGACCGTGGTCGCTGCGTCAGTCGTTTTGTAAAGCCAGAACTTCGGGGCGTTGCCTTTTTTGCTGCCGCCGATGCACTGGAGTCCGGAACGTGAAAAAGCCATGTCAAATCTCCTTTAGATCAAGATTCGCGGCAGGTGATCTTCACGATGCCGCTCGACTCAATGGCAGTTGCGCCAGCCGAGAACACCGCATTCACCAACCAGGAGGTCTTCTCCGGGATGTAATTGACTTCGACCTTGGGCGAAATGCCCTCGCCGTAACCAATCGCATCACGGTGGAACGTGAAGAGGACGCGGTCATTGCTGCCATCCTTGATCAGGCCACCTTCGTCACGATCGCCCAGGGTGATGATCTGGAAACCGAGGTAGGTGTTGATCTCGCCGGCCACCAAGGCGCGCACCGAGTTGTAGTCGGCAGACGTTGCGGTGGTATCGGCCAGGAGGGACGACAAGGACGATGCGTGGATAACCGCAACACGACCATCGGGCGGGACGTTGGCAGCATCCATCTGACGCTTCGCATCACGCAGCTTGCTGACGTTCAGGTTGGTATCCGTACCACCGATGTCGTTGCTGGTGGTGCCGGTGCTGGTGGCAGCGGTCAAGGCATCGAGGATGACCTGATCCATGCGGCGACCGATGGCATTCGATACCAACTGCACCAACTCGCGCTTCTCGTCAAAATTGACTTTCTGCGAGTTGAAGATGTCCGAGTATTCGGCAGCGTTGTAATCCACCAGGGTGGCAGTCGCCTGCGTCCAGGTAGCGTTGAGCGGGATGACGTCGGTCTGCGGGGTGCGCACGGTGGCGACGCCGGAACCGAGTTTCGGGAATTTGACAGTGCTACCCTCGACGCCCGTACGCATACGGGTCAGGCCGCGAAGTTTGGTCATGCCTTGGTAGGCTTGCTTCACTTCCGCTTCGAACAGGGTAACAAATGCTGTGCTGAGACTTGCAGCCATTTGTGTTCTCCTAGAAATAGAAAGGGTTCGTCGCTTGCGGCTTGTCCATTGCTGGGGCCATCTGCTTGCGCGCCTGCGCCAGGCCCGGATCCACCGGGGTGATCGGGCCTTGCGGTTGTCCGATGTCAGGCATTCCACCTTCTGCTTGTCAAAGATTCAAGAGAAGTGATTGCACTTTGTATCAGCAGGCAAAAAAAAGACCCGGCGAACCGGGTCTGTGAATGGCACCAGAGGAGGGAGTGCCAGGAGGAGATCTATGCGGCGCGCCCGAAGAACTCTTCGAACATGCGCTCAACTTTCTGACGATAGGCCGGTTCTTTCTGGTAGCGCGGGTCGCCGACCATGGCTTCGAGTTCTTCCTTGGACACCTTGGAGTCGTTCTGCACGGCACGGAAGTCGGGGATCCGTCCTTCATAGGCTTCGCGCAGCTTCATGGCGGCCTTCAGTCCTTGTGCCGTACCGGCAAAGACGCGGAACTCGTCGTAGTCTTCTTTGGCCCAGACGCCCTTATTGACCAGGCCGCGACCCCAGTCGGCCATGCCCTTGATGATGGCATCCGCATTGGGGCCGAGTGCCTTGCGCTCTTCCTCGATGCTGACCTTGGCCTGCTGCTGGGTCTCGCCGGCCATGCCGAGGATCTCGCCGGCCAGGGATTCAAAGGCTTTTTGGCTGATGCCGTGTTCCTTGGCCCAGTTGCGGTAGGTCGACAAGACCTTGTCGTCCTCGGCGATCCCTTTGTCCTTGAACAGGCTGACATCGTAGTTGCCGTCTTCCGGCGCCTTGTGCTTGCCCTGGCTGAACTGCTTGCGCAATTCACCATACGATTTGGCAAGGTCTTCGTACTTCGGGCCTTTCTTGGGGTCAAAGAAGTTCTCGGGCAACCATTCCGGTCGCTCAATGGGTTCTTCTGCCTGGTGATCCATGCCTGCCTGGGCGGCACCGGGATCCCCTTCTTCCGGGGTTTCCGGGACGTTATCCAGCAGTCCTGTCTCTTCAGCCATGTAATGCTCTCCTTATGCGCGTTTCAATGTCCTGGATCACCATGCGCTGGCCTTCCCGATAGTAGGCAAAGGATGCATCGTGTCCAGGGGTGGCGACCGGAGGATCCACATACCACTTGCGCAGAATCTCCAGAAGTTTTTCACCGTCTTCGGAATGGAATATCCGCAGGAAAAGACGGTCGGTATCTTCGCGTTGCTGGGTCACCTCGCGAATATCGGCGACCGGTGGCTCAAGATCCTCCCAGGACATCAGGCAACACCCATGGCAGTTGCGATCTGTTCGGGCGGCACGCCGGCTGCCTCGGCTTCGCTGGCGGCGGCCTGCATCCTGTCCTGCATCTCCAGCATCATCTGCTCACGCTGGCGCGGGGTGCGGCGGACTTGCGCCGGGACGCCCATCTTGTCGCCGATCCAATCGATCATGGCGCCGGCATCGACTGCCATCAATGCTTCCTGGCCGCCGGCCTGGGCCATCATGGCTGCCGTCTGCATCCACTGGGTGGCAGCGGTGATTTCTTCCATGTACTGGGCGTTTGCCAGCGGCGAGACCGGGGCGACCTTGACCTCCAGGCCATTGACCTTGAGGGGCATGTCGAGCAACCCCTTGCTGTCCATGACGTCCAGGATCTTGCTGACAATCGGGATCATGGTCTCGTTGATCAGCCGGCCAAACGCGGATCCGAGGTTTTGCGCCAGTTCCTTCATGCGCTCGACCACCTCGGTGGCGGATCGGGCAGACATGTTGTCCGGCGGCAGTGACTCATCGAGCAGCACCTTCTTGACGTTCATGCGCAGGTCGTTCAGCACGATCTGGCTGACGTTGAAGTCGCCGGCACGGGGAAGTGCGCGCAGGGATTCGCCTTGCGGGCCGCCATTCCTTGCCACGGGGATGATGGCACCCGGCACGATGCGCACGGTGTTGGGGTTCAGCACCCCGTCGTCGGCAGCGGTATAGACCCCGGAGACTGCCAGGCTGGCATTCTTGAGCAGCAGTTCGACGGTCTTGTTGAGGGTCTTGATGTCAGGCATGGCCGTCAGCACCGGGCCGCGACCGTAGATCTCGCCGGAGACCTTCATGTAGCGCGAGACAACCCAGGGGGTGGTCTTCATCTTGCGCTCGACGATGATCTCTTTGTGCTGTTTGCTGATGACGCAGTAGTTGTAGTCGCCGCGTTGGTAGTCCTTGACGGTGCATTCGATGAATTCGAATTCCGCCGTGGGGTCGCGGTCGATCTGCTTTTGCATCTGCTCGGGGATCTTGGCATCAAACCATTGCTGGGTGATGACCTCGCCCTTCAGCTTCATGTCCCGGTAGACGTTGTCGACCTGGCCGTTGGCGCCTTCTTCAAAGCAGACCAGGAACTGCGGGATGGGGGTGAAGTTGATGATGTTGATGTCGTCACCCGGTTGCACCATCATCACCCCGGTGCCTATCGCCAGATCCAGCAGGAATTCGCCGATGGCGATATCGAAGTTGGATTGTTTCAGCACCGCAAACATGATGTCGGTGTAGTCGTCCAGGATGCGTTGGGCATCGGGGCGACGATCCTTGGGGATGTCCGGGCCGGGTTCCAGGCGCGCCCACTTGCGCTGCGGCGGGAAGATGCCGGACTGCAGTCGGTTGGCAAAGCGTTGGGTGCTGTGGATTGCGGTGGCATCGAAGACTTGCGACATCTTCTTCTGCCCGCCAGCCACACTGCCGCCTTCGTAGTACCCGTCGTACAGGTTGCGCTGGGGCAGGGCGTAGCGGTACGCCTCTTCGTAGAGGGTGCGCCAGTTGTCCTTCTTGGACTTGGCGGAATCGTACCGCTTCAGCAGGGAGTCGGCATCAATCTTCGCCATCGTCCATCTCCATCATCATGCCGCGACCGCATTTGCAGGGCATTTCTTTGCAGCGTGGACACATCTCGGCAGCGTCCTCGCGTTCATCCTGGGCAGCATCGATCTGGTCGCCGACGATCTTGACCGGGATGCCGTCTTCCAGAAACTCAGCAATCAAGCCACTCATGCTTTCGGCCCCAGGGTGGTGCGGGTCGAGGAGTCCTGGCCGGGCAGACCGACCTCGGGGTTGAGTCGCTGCGCATCCATGAGGGCGCGGGTGCCACCGCCACGGCGCGCTTTGGCGCTGGCGGAAATCTGCTCCTGGCGGCGGCGGGCCTCGTCATCGAGTTTGGCCTGTTGGTCTTCCATGGTCTTGCGCTGGCGTGCGTTCTCCGCTTCGATGGCCGCCATCTGCCCGGAGTTATCGCTGCCACCACCAAAAATTGCATCAACTACTCCGCCCATGTTTCACCTCACGATTGCAAATATGTCGTAGTCCGATCCGTCTGCGCCATAGGTGCGCAGGGTGCCTTCGCGCACAAACCCGAGGTATGTTGCGAATCGGGTGGCACGGTTGTCGGAGGTTTTAACGTGGGCCTGCAGGCGCCGCAAGGAAAGTGACTGCATAGTGTGATCAATTACCCGTTTGGTGACGCGGGTGAGGGTGATCGGGTGTTCGCGGGCCAATGGCGAGGCGACCATCCATGCTTCGCCCAGGCCGGGCCAGATCCGTGCGGTGCCGCCGATGCACGCCACCCGGCGATTGACCATGATCGTCCATGCCTTGCCGGCCTTTGCCTGCCGCTCAAAGGCATCGACCGGGTTGGGCAGCCACCCGGCATCACTGCCCCGGACGTCGAGCAGGGTGGTGTGCCAGGATTGGAAGGCGACGACGTCAATAGTCGAAGACATCGAAGTCTCCCACCACGGTCTGCGCCACGACGGTTTTGGTAGCTGTCGCCCTGCTGCGGGTGAGTGCCTTGTGTTCGCCACCGCCCAGGCACATGTAGCCATAGGCATCCCCGATGTGCGAGTGCGGGCCTTTGTCGGGGGCATCCTTGAAGCGTTCACCACCCCCGGAGGCGGCCACCCGCTTGAAGCAGTACCCACCGGAGAGTGCCTTGCGGATCATCTTGCAATGCCTGGCGACCAGAATGCCGGGTTTGCCCATGACCATGCGATTCATGGGCGCGGCGCCGGCCTCTCGGCGCACCTTGAAGTCATTGCTGGGGGTGGGTTGGGCGCGCAGGCCCAGGGTTTTCAGGTGATCGAAGGAGGTGACTTCGAAGATGGCATCCCGCGCCATACCGGCAGGGTCGCCCCAGATGAAGACTTCGTACTTGGGGAATCGGGTATTCAGTTCGGTGATCAGCATCTGGCCGAAGCGTTCCAGGCCCATGTCGAAGGTGACGATCTCATGCAGGATCCGCCACTGCCCGTTGGGCGTTTTCTGCCCGATGCAGGCCGCCGGGGTCAAGCCGAAGTCGAGGCCGATGTGGATCGGGTAGGACGGATCCGGTTCGATGTCGGCTGCCATCAACTGGTCGTCGTACTCCGGCCAGACCGGCTTGCCTTCTTGAACATAGGTGTATTTGTTCTGGACGTAACACCGGATCCAGTCCAGGTTCTTGCCGCCCAGCATCTGCTCGTAGTAACCACCTGGCAGGTTGGCAATGTTCTCTGCTTCCGGGTTCATCTGCCACCACTTGCCGGCCGCGAAGTGAAATCCCTGGTACTCCGGTGACTCCGTTGGCACCTCGGCGGGATCCGCCTCGATGACGGCAGGGGGTTGGGCATAGAAGTTCCAGGCGAAGCGTCCCTTGACGGGTTCCTTTTCGGCCAGACGGTGCCACCAGTGGTCGTCATCCATGGAGTTGGTATCCATCCAGATGCCGCGCCAGGTGCATCCGCCATCCCGCTTCGTCGGGTAGCGCCCGACCCGGTGGGTCAGACCCTCGATGACCTGCACCGGTAGCTCCCGCGCTTCATTGACGAAGGCGCCGGTGAGTTCAAGGGAGAGCAATTTGCGCACATCCTTCGGCTGATCCAGCGCCAGGAAGATGACTTCGCAGTCCAGGCCGGATGCCTTGCCCCTCGGCGGCAGGCGGATGTGATGGGTGATTGGCGGCGACCACCGCATGGCGCCCCAGGTGTTCTCCGGGAAGATCTCCTGCCAGGTCTTGATGGTGGTGGTGCGCAGTTCCGGATAGGAGTTCCGCACGATGACGAACCGCGAATAGCGGATGTTGTCGAGCGGACTGGGTTTTTGCTTGACTGCCCGCAGCATGACCTCGGCACAGGCGGCAAACGACTTGCCACCGCCCACCGGGCCGCGCATGCCGCGCACAAAAGCGTTGTCATGCAGAAACTTCCACAGGGTCGGCGCCCCGCGAAAGTCCAGGTTCAGGTCGCCAATGACGTCAGCCACGGGTGGGTTTCCTTTCCTTGTTCATTGCCTCGACCCATTCGCGCCACGACAAGGTGGTGATCTTGTTGAACAGGCGCCGCGCATCGTTGTTGATGATGTGCCACTTGCGCGTGGGGTCTTGGGTCGCTGCCGCCTCCAGCAGGAGGAGGTTGAGTTCTTCAGTGAGTTTGACGGTCATTTCTTACCCCTAGTAGGCAACCAACCACCCCGGCTTTTCGCAGTAACGTGTTCCATCTTCCCTTTATCTCCATGAAAAGATTGGGTTGATTGGGTCGTACTCCGGGGTGGTGGTTGTCCGGTCATAAAATCCCCTTGGCCCAGCGGATCTTCTTCTGCAGGTACTTGTTCTTTTCCAGGCAGTCGTTGCTGCAGAACTTGTGCTGGTAGCGCCGCTTGATGAACTTGGTGCCGCAGAAGCACGTTGCTTCCTGGCCCTGGACAAAGTCGGTCTTCTTCACACGTTTCCGGATGCGTTTAATCGCAGCAGGTGCTTTCTTCGGCTTTTCCGCTGCATTGCGCGGCAAACGGAGTTCCGGATACTTTATTTCCTGCGGCAGATGCACAATCGGCACAGGGTGTGCCGTGGGAAACAGCCAGTTCATTTCCCTGTACTCCCGATCCCTCCGGTGCCGCGTGCCGTGGGGGTGAATTCCTTCACGCGAACCAGTTCAGTGCGAAAGACCGGCACCAGAATCATCTGGGCGATCCGCTCGGTGGGGTCGATGAACAGCATGTGCCGCCCGGTGTTCATGCCCATCAGCAGGATCTCGCCCTGGTAGTCGGCATCGATCAGACCGATGGTGTTCTGCAGTGCCAATCCACGCTTGCCGAGACTCGACCGGGGGTAAACCATGCCCACCAGTTCATCACTCAGGCTGCCGATATGCACTGCCAGCCCGGTTCCGATGACAAACCGTCCGCCAGGGGGGATGCTCGACCGCCCCTGCATCCGAAGTCCATCAAAGTTCATGGCCTGCAGATCGATCCCTGCCGACGCTGCCGTGGCGTAGGACGGTTCCTTGACCCGGTCATCCATGATGACGAACTGCACGCCTTCCTTAGTCTGCTTTGCCATCTTTCTTTCCTTTCGTTTCGTAATCAATACAACCAATTACCGTTGCCGGTTGAGAGTATTTCTTGCAGATGAACACCCGTCGCCAGGCCCGCCACTTTGGCTCAACCCACTTGCAGTCCTTACACGTTCTGGTCTTGGTCTGGCTCATCATTCACGCTTTCGTAGGTAGTGACAGGCTCTGGGCCATGCATGTTGATACCGATGACTGACGGCTTGTCACTCTCATCTTCCGGGGTATCCAGCAAGCCAGAGGCCCGAGCCAGCACGCGCAAGGCGGACAATTTGTCCCACATCTCCAGTTCCAGCGTCTGCGTCGTCGCCCCGTCCTTATCGGTGACTGCAGTCACTTTCACCTTCTTGATGGCCTTCAGGATGTGCTTCGGGATGTCCCGGCTGGCCTTGATCTTGACCCGGCCTTCTTCGTCCCAGGTCATCACATCGTCCAGACTCGCGAAGGACACTGCCAGCAATTCATTGGCAATCCCGCTCCGGTGATCCATGATTTCCCGTGGGCGCCCCAGACTCCGCACCAGGGGGCGAATACCACCCCAGTACTCCAGGGAATCCCTCTTCTGTCCTTCAGGAACCTTGCTGCGTGCCATGATCTATCTCCTGGCGATTGCGTGCGCTTGTTTGTGATGCGGAGGACACAACCACATCACATCGAGCGGAGCGGAGTAATCGGGGTGATGCGCCTCGGCCTTATCGCCGCAAACAAAGCATGGCAACGGAACAATGTCGCCGCGCTTCACTGCGTACCCAAGAACCATCTGCGCCTTCCTGCGATCCGGATGCGCCACCTTCCATTTCGCAATCATTGCTTTTGCATGTTGGACACGATGAGGGAGTTTGGCACGCAAGCGGTCATATTCGCGCACCCTCTCGCCAGCCTCACCATGCCGATGCCGCGCAATATCAGCCTTGGTGCATTCCTTGCACTTGTTCAGATGACCGTCAGCCATCTGCTTGTGCGCATAGAAGTCATCAAGTGCTTTCGTGATTCCGCACTTAAAGCACTGTTTAGATGGCATAAAGCATCTTTCTTGCAATAGGAGCGAACGGGATGTCATTCTCAAAGTCCTGGAACGCTCCACCGCCCTGGGGCGCCGCCTGCTGCCGGGGTGCCGTCTGATCCTTTTCCTTCGGCAGGAACCCCTTCACCACACACCGTCCTTCGTTGTCCGGCAAGGGCAGTGCATCCAGTTCGATGCTGACCGTCCCGTCGTCCTTCGTCCAGATGCTGCCAATCTTCGTCCAGAAGGTCTTTTCGTTCCCTTCCTTATCCTTCTTCTTACGGGGTACGCATGCGTCTAGTCTTGCCATTTTCAAATACTCCTGTTGATGTTTGTACTACAAATACCCCTAGAACGCTCCAGAATCGCCTACAACGGCTTTTCTACCATCGGGTAAGGGGTGTATGTACCCTTCAGGTTTTTAATCGCTTAAACGGCCTTTCTTCGGTTTTCAGTCCCATGGGAATTCTGGGAAAAATATCGTGTGAGACGCCCCTCGGTACACGCCAGGGGGTGGGGGAGGAAGGGGTGGGGTCGGCCTGGCGCACCCTCCGCGTTCCACCGGCCATCACTAGGCCTTGGTGCTTCGCTGCGTTGAGGGGGAGAGCCGTCCCAGCAGGTTGCTGATCTGCGATGGATGCCATGTGCTGCCTCCGCTCCTGGTTTGCACACCAGAGGCCATCAGCCGGTCTGCGATCTCCCGGAGTGGCCTGTCCTTCATTGGCTCAAGATGTTGGCGCATCTGCTCGGCGAATGCGTCAGCCTGCGCCCTTAGAACTTCTGACGCCTTCTTGCCGCCATTCCCTGGGGACGGTGACCCAAGGCGCACGCCGCGCTCCTTTGCGCGCCGCAGGCCAGCAATGGTCAGATCCCTGAACTCAGCAGCAACGCGACCATGCGCCTTCGCGTGGCACGACTCGCATAGGGTTATCAGGTTTGACTCTTCCTCAGTTCCTCCCAGTGATCTAGGAACAAGATGGTGGTGGTTCAAGTCCTCAAGAGAGCCACACGCAACGCAGTAAGTTTTCTTCATTTCATGCCCTTTACAAAGTTGATACCGACCGTTGAACATTGTACAGACAGCAAACGCTCATGTGGTGCGTTTGTTTCTTGTACAGAGTCTTGGGCATAGGTAGCGCGCACACGCCCACGCGCATCCGCACGCACGCACATGAGGCTCACTTTGTTCTTCTTTTCATTTTTCATTCTTCTAACCACTTTACCTTCCTTATACTACCTTCTACTTCGATTGCACAACTTCCTGAGGTTGTGCTCAAACCCCCTCCAGGTTGTGCCATTACCCCCTCCAGGTTGTGAAGGGATACAACCTCTGGGGTTGTGCCACTCAACAACTCCTGAGGTTGTGCCGCAGGTTGTGCCAGATCGGGGTCATTTCCTTCTGATTCACCCTTACTTTTTAGTCTGTCCTTCAGATTCTTTAGATACTCTCTGGCGCGTTCCTTGGGTACAGGTTGGGCCTCTGGAATGTCTTCTCGGAGTCTTGCCGGGGTGTTTGCCTTCACATCATCGATGGTCATTGAGGGGTCGAAAACTACCCGATGCCTGGCGGATCGATTGACTCCTGACTTCTGCAGAACCTCCAGATAACCCATCTTGACCAGGATGCTTAGTTGCTTGCTGACTGCCTGCTGACTCACATCCAGGATGTCGGCAATGGTCTGCTGGCTCACCCATGTCTCGCCATGTCGATTGGTGTATCCACAGATGATCGTCAGCACCAGGTAAGCGGCAGTCTTGTTGATCCGCTTGTCACAAGCTGCGCGCCATGGCACCACCATGTAGTGCTTCTGACCCTTGGCTACCTTGACCGTATCGACCTTGCGCAGGGGCGTGGTCTTGATCTTCTTGTCCTGAAGATTCACCACGTTGGCAAGCATTGCTGCTACTGAACTCATTGCTTCCTCTTTTGCCATGTTTTCATTGCATCGCGTTCAAGTTGTTGTCTGGCTGCCTTGCCCCGGTGTTCTTCGACCTTGAGCAAGTAGCGGTGACGCTGTTCTTTGTTGGGCAGTGCATCGAGGAACCACCGGATCTCGCAGTCATAGCGCCATTGCTCATCCGATAGACCTTCTGGCTTCGTCTGGAACGCATAGGATCGTTGCGGTGCCTTGTACTTGTTGGCCTGGAGTTGCTGTTGCTGTGCCAGTTTCCTGGCGGCAATAGCTTCTGCCTTGAAGTCACGGCTCACCAAATACCTCAACCTTGTCCCCAGAGACAATCATTACCTTGCGTTGATACAGTTCATCACGCAGAATCTGGCCCAATGCTCTTGCCTTATCCTCAAGCAGCACAGGAACGGTTGGGTAGAGTGGATACTGCTGCAACTTCACCTCCACGCCTTCCTCACGGCCACCTGTGTAGATGTATGTCGTATCAGTGACGGTGACACATAGGCCGACTGAGAAGCAGAACCTGGCGCAGATGTCCCGGGCCTTTGCTTGGTCGCCTGCAACGAAGATTGATATGGTTTTCGGTTTCATTCGCAGAGTCCGTATGCAGAAGAACAAAGAGGTGCTTCGTCTTCGTTTTTGAAGAGATCATGGTTAGGCATCTTGCGTCGCTTGATGTACGCAATCTGCGCCTCGACACCAGTCCTGCTGTTGTCTGCGTTTTTCATGCCCATCTTTGAGTATTCAAAGAATGTTGCAAGCATTGGTGCGCGGGACGTAGCGGCGACCTTCGCCTCCCATTCCTTGATGCGCGCAATCTGATCAGGGAATCTCTTGGCTATCTCAAGCAGTTCATCCTGCCCTGCATGAATGCAAGGCATACACCCGACGCGCTTCATGCCCATCTTGTAGAGTGGGTTTGGAACAACCCCATGCTTGCGGTGCATGGCAAACACATCATCGACTGTCCATTTAAGGATCGGTCGGCAGTTCCAGAGTCCTCCACCAACCTCATCGAGTTCGACGTAGTTTGCCCTTGCTCTTGACTCGTCCGCACGAACCCCTTGCCATGCCATTACCTTGTTTGTCCCATCCAACAGTGGTAGCTGAACTTCTTCGATAAGCACGTTGCGCTTCAACTCTTCTGAACAAAACCTGCGCATGGTTGTTGGGAACATGCCTCGCGCCACACACAAATCGAGGAAAGGGTTGCCGGTCACCTGCATTAGAGGGATGATTTCCCGCGCACGCTCAGGGGTGAATGGGTACTTCAATCCCTTTGCCACCTCATCAATCTCACCGTTCGCAATCTTTTCCAGTTTCTCGCGGCGACGGTTGATGTTCTCAGACATGTCAGCCTTGACTGTCTTGATCGGGAACACTGTTTCGTTTAGGTATTGAACGTATTCATAGGTGATCGGATGCTCGTTCCCCGTGTCGCAGAACACTGCCTGCAAGTTCTCTGTTTGACGCTCGATGGCAAGCAGCAGGAGTGCTGTTGAGTCCTTTCCACCAGATACGCTTACGATATTGTGTTCCATACGTTCCCTTTGTACGTTGTACTTATCCAACCAGTTCCACCATGTCGTTCAGTTCAGACTGAGGCACCAGAAAGGCAGGGGAACGCAGATCAGTGCGCCACCAATACTTCTTCTTCCCATCGAAGGCGCGGATCCACCCGGCTGGCTGCCAGTTGCTGGACTGGCCGATCATCAGAATGAAGATGTCCGGATCCTTGTCCGTCTGGTGCAGCATCAAGCCGCCCTTCGGGTTCTTGGTGCTGCGGATCTGCAGGTTGCCGGCATCGGCGCCACGCATCTTGCCCTTGCCAGGCCAATGAATGCCCAATGCCTTCGATGCAGCCCATTCAGCCAGGGCGCCCTCGATGGACATCGTCCAGTCATCCACAGCAGATCCATGCGCCCCTGATGCACCTTTTACAAGGTTCTCCACGGTACGCATAACCCCGGCCTGGGCAGCCAGCATCATCTCGGAGGCTGACAACTGGATCACAGCACCACCTCTT